AGAAGGACACGAAGCACCACCCGAATAGTCAAGGCGAGGCATATCCTCCAAGATACCTGCTTGTGCAGTAGATGCTCCTGTTTCAATGTAGTCAGTTGCTACCAAGCCTTGCTCTAATTGAGCTTTGTACAAATAAATACCGCTTGTGCCATCGGCTAAATAAGTAGAAGTGCTTGATGCTGTATAAACATCAGGTGCAGGGCTAATAACCACTGCGCTTGAATTTACAGGGTCTAAAACTCCTTGACATCTGTACCATCCATTTCCAACTGATTCAATAGATGCGATACCTAATTGTCCATTAGCAACTGCAGTTCCTTCTCCTGACAAATGAAAATAATTCGGCCCTGTATTACCTCCACTAAACGCCCACATACGAACATATTCGTATCCGTTTGCTTTTGCATAAAAACTAATAGTCTTGACTTGTCCCGAAGTTATAGTATGTCCTAATCTATGATGTTCATTTGTTGCAGTAGTAGTGATTTCCCAAGAATTTGTACCGCCATCAGGGTCTGTTATACTTGATTGAGTTCTTGTCAATCCATTTGTAGTATAATCCCAAGCAGCATTTGAAAAATCATTAGAATAAGTCAAAAGATTCTCTCTACCCTTCTCAATTAAGCCATTAACATCTACCCTCGTAGCAGCAAGATTTGAACCCCTACTAAAAGTAAAATCTCCACTACCATCAGTAGGTCTAATACTATACAGCTTTCCGTCTTTATATGCGCTTGGGATCATAACCAAGCTGGCATCTTTATATAAACTCATTAGAATAAATCGTTTAGTTCATTTATTGTACAGGTCCTTGCCTCCGTTGATCCGGATGCTGCAGTAACTCTTGCATCGTATGCGTCCATCAGTTGACGGCCTCGATCGGCCTGGGGATATCTACGTAGCTGCTTGGAGACACATTCGAATGCCTCCATTGTTGCTCCGTCAGCCAAAGCTCTTTGTTGAAACTGTGCTGGATCTAAAATGTAAAACATTGCGCTTCCCCAACCTATGGTGTTGGTGAAAGCGTCTCCCGATCCCCACCAGGTAGACCCGTAGATTGATCCGTAGCCTTTTTCGTCAGTTGCCATTCTTCTTCTCTATCTTTTTCAGGTAAACTTTGAGCTTCCTGATGTTCTTTTGTTTTGGTGTGTATTTCTTTACTACAGCATCCATCCGCTAAACGTGCTATCTTTTAGTGGGTATATGTCTTCGTTATTGTTGGTGTTGTATTCCGGGTAGGTGCTTTGGTGGAAAGACATAAAATCGATAAACCTGCGAGTGTAGTACTCGGCTAGGTTTCTCTCTTTCTCGATCAGGAAGGATAGGTCCTCTCTTGATGCTGTCTCGCCATTCTCTACCTGGCGCTTGTAGATACCTCCGTTGCTGGCCGTGAAGGCCGCAAACGGAAGGTACTCTGTCATTGCCCAATGGATAAGCATTGGCTGCACGTACGTGTCTACCAGCGTTTGGTAGTCGCCGGACAATGTACCGGCGATGATCTCATTGCTTATCTTCTCGTATAGCTTCGTACCTAGGTACTGCTGTACGTGTACTTCCTGGGCGATCTTTATGAATTGGATGAACTTGTCCGTGTCCACATTCCCGGAGAGGAACGTGTTTCGAACCAGGTCGTCTCTTTTTATGAATAGTGCTGTAGCCATTAGATACCGGGTTGAATGTCTTTAGGACTCTTCGGATTGATGAATCCTTTGTTCTTCATTTTGTTTGGAGCCACACTTACCTTGTTAGGGTTGCTTGGTGGATTGAATCCTGCCTTTCTAGCTTCGCTTCTGCTGACCGTTTTTGCATTTGGTGAGCTTGGATCCGGCTTGACGCCATTGCGGCTCATATAGGTCTTTCTAAACCATTTGTGGTGGCATCTTGGTCCTCCCTTGTATAGCCATATGCTGTAGGTGTCGGCTCCGTAAGGGCCGAACCCGGCATTTACCACTTTATTGTCTAGGGCTACGATGTCTTCCTTTCGGTAGACCTTGTTTGCTGCGACCATCTTCTTGCAGAATTCTCTGCTGTCTGCTCCTGCTCTGTTAGGTGCGTATTGGTAGCGCACTAGGAAAGTGACGCCTTCTTTCTCGGCATCCTGCTCACTCTTTGCACGTGGGCGTGCAGTTCCTGTGCTGGCTAGGCCGATCATCTTATCTAGCGCTTCCTCCTGGTCGTAGTCGACCTCTCTCTCGTCTACTAGTTCCCACTCCTCTTCATTGATGTCCTCGCCGAGCCCTATGAGCTCGTCTACGAAGCTATCGTATTGCTTGGGCATCTCTGATAGGCAGGTGGAGAGCTTCTCTCCTGTTTCCTTCTCTGTTTCTTCTTTTGTTGCTGCTGCGCTTCTGTCCGTAAACTCTAACGGCTGCAGTGTCTTGAAGTATAGGTCCAGGTTGATGTCGTTTACTGCTAGGATTTGATCTAGCGCATCGAGGATCATCTCCTGGAATGGACGGATCACCGTGTTGTCGAAGAGCAGCGTTGCTGTCTCAATCTCCTCGGCGTTGTTTCCTAGTCCACTGTTGTCTTTGATTCCTAGGAGCATTGGTGAGGTCACACGGTGTGAGACCATCAGCTTCTGCATTGCTTCTCCGGATAGGAACTCGTATTGCTGCGCTGCGTCCGATAGTTGTACCGGATCGATTGTCGCTGCTAGCTCTTTGCTCTCGTTAAAGGCAATGATTGCTCTACCGGCATTGCTTGATCCTGACCATTTGTCTAGGATGCGTCTCTCTATCAGGAGACGCTCTTCCTCGTCAGGCACTCCGTTGTTAAAGTTGATCAACATCGACGGTGCCATTCCGTTTTTGATGTTGTTCAGGTGGTAGTTTGCTACTTCTTCTTCTAGCTCTGCATAAGGTAGTCCTCCTTGGTAGTCTACCGGGCTGTAGTAGTAGTATCCTGCTTTGTAAGGGCGTACTACCAGGATCTCTAGGTTCTCGCTGCTGTATCCGAACGCTGGGATGCGTTCCGGCTTGTGCTGTGGGCCTACCTTGGTCCAATCTGCAGCATAATAGTATGCTTCGATGTCGCCTTCGTCATTCATCTTCTCTGCTCGGAGCGTTTGAATAGGCATATGCTCTACTTGTGCGACACGACGGTCCGCACTGTAGATTACCTGGAAAGCACATTGGCCCATCATTTTAAGATCGGCTGTCACTTTCTTCAAGCAGGACGGATGAACAAGAGAACGCATTTGAGCGTACTCTCCTGGCTTTTTAGAGCTGTCTGTAGCGTCTATCCCCTTTCCATAGATTAAGTCGCTTACAGCGTTTATAATGGCGTTATTTGTAGGGCTGCCGTTGTAGCGATCAATCAGGTATTGATAGTAGTTGTTATCTTCACCGTATTCAACGTAGTCTTTGTTGCGTTGCTCGATGACTGCAGGTCTCGTGTAGCTCGACAGATTGATGCTGTGTACCTTCATCATAGGGTTATGTATTCATTGGCGTTAGCCTTTTCGTATGTTTCGTATTGTCCCTGGTTAACCGTGTACTTCTCTAGGTCTGTTTGGTCTGTGCAGAAGATCTTACCTCGGTAGATCTCATTGCCTCCTTGAGACACAACAAAATAGTAAAAAATACCTTGCGCAAAAGTAAATGTGCCGGTGATGTTCATATGGTTTCCTGATGCTACCGGTGTGAGCGTTTGCTCTTGTGACGTGTTTGTCGTCTCGTTTGTTACCGTTACCGTCACCTGGTCCGTTGAATAGGATCTTGGTGTGATCTTCAGGAGTTGATTGTCAGTTCTTACTATGTGCATATATAAATAACTGAAAAATCCGGTTTTGTGCAAAAAAAAGGGACGGCTGTTATGCCGTCCCCTGTGTTTACTTACTCTTGGGCTGATTAAGAGTTCGTTCCTTCAGTTACATTAACTGTAGATGTAGACAATCCACCGAATGGATCTGCTGCTGTTGCTCCGTTCACAAAGTTAGCAGGTAGTACCTCCTGGGCAGTGAATGTCAATGTGTATCCTGATAGGTCACCCATTGCCGCTCCTGTCACAATTGTTCCTCCGGTTACCTCTGCTCCGTGCTCTAGACCTACTGCGAACAAATTGTCATTGTAGTCTTGTACGAAGATCTGTGGACGACCGTAAGCAAGTAGCTTGATCTCATTGTGGTCCTCCTTGCTTAATTTAGGCAAGGTTAGGTTCAACGTCTGCTCGAAGAAGGTTGTTCCGTTCTCGCGGCTAGAGTTGATTGATTGTTCGAATGAGCTGTTTCCTTTTAGCTCATACTTGTATACCGTGAAGCTCGCAGAGAAGTCTGTGATCTCACCGTCTGTGCCTAGTGTCGCTGTTCCAGCGTCACCGTAGTCAGCAAAGTAGACAGCAGTGATTCCACCTACTACGTCTTTACAGGGTGCCTTACGGCCTTGTGTTAAATCGCACGCCATTGTTTCTTTCTTTTATTCGTTTAAATTAAAAAGGGCAGACAGGCTTTTGCCCACCTGCCCTTTCATCTATCTATGTCCTATTGATTAGGTGTAGTATACGATGTCGCTACCGATACCGTACTGAACACCTGCAGTGAAGCGCATAACCACACGAACGTTTTGTGATCCGTCCAAGTCAGCCATATCGATCAACTTCACTTCGTTGTGGTCAGACAACAATCCTGTACCGAAGAACAAGTTGCTCTTCTGTGCAGCTACGATCTCGTTGTCAGTCATACCTGGAGCTACGAACAATTTAACGCCGTCGAAAGCCAAGTCTTGACCATTGAACCAAGTTGTTCCTTCGTTACGCACACCATTCGCACCCAAACCTGAAGCACCGAAGCCACCTAGAGCACGTACGTATGCACGAGCTACGTTGCTTGATACGTACAAGTACAAGTCTTCTTTACCGTATACTGCAGTTGGGATAGCGTCAACTACTTTACCCAATTCAGTGATAACGTTTGCAGCAGTTACTGTAGTACCTGTTACGTCGATTACGTCAGAGTCAGCAGCCAACAAAGTAGCGAAGCCGTTAAACTCACCTGCGTTAGCAGTTACACCTTTCCAGATGTTCTCTTCTGTCTTCTGTGCTACTTTAGCAATCACGTGACCTAACAAGAAGTCAGCGAAGCTAGGAGGCAAGTTGTCAAATGCGCTGTAGCCCATTTGTACTGCTTCCCAATCAGAATGGAAGTCTTTCTTACACAATTCCAAGTTTACCTGGAACTCTTCCGGTTGCAAGATGCGCTCTGCTAGAGTCACTGTTGACTGATCAGCAAAGTCACAAGCTGCGTCTTTTACCAATGCGTTAGTAGAAAGAGTTTTCATTACTTCTTTGTACTTCACGTTTGGCTTAACGGTGATACCACCGCCTTCAATTGTGTCTGCGCTCAATAGAGCAGCTGACACGTACTTACCTGCAAATTCGCCAGCGTAAGTTGTAGTAATAGATGTTGCCATTTCTATTCGTTTTTGATTAAATTAATTTTATAGTAAATTGTATTTGCGGATGCGCTCCTCTGCATCCGCATATGCTTCTTCAGCTGATCTCATAGCTTTACGAGCTTCGTCTAGTTCAGGGACGTCTACTCCAATCTCTTTTGCTGCTGCAGCTACCTTGTCAATCTGTTGATCAAAATCACCTAATTCAGAATCTAGCGATTCGTAGAGTCCTAGCATCATTCTGTATGTTCCGAGTGCACGGTCCATATGTTGATCGAAATCCAAAATATAACCTTCTAGCTCTCTTGCTTCGTCAAGAAACACATCAGTGCTGCGCTCTAGTTCTTCTACTGCAGACAGCTTCACTTCCTGGGAAGCTAGCTCTTGTTTCGGTTTGGCCATTTCAGACCAAAGGTTGTATAGCGCTTTCATTTAAAAGTCTAGTTTTTTCCACTGTGCGTAGGCGTCATTGTATGCCTTACGCAGATTTGCTCTTCTTTCTACTGCGTCGTCAATTTCAGGAACTTTGCCAATACCCAATGCTTCAGCAGCGTTTAGCGCTGTTCTGATTGCATTTTCAAGATCGTCATCTAGCTTTTCAGCATAGTCTAGTTCTTCTCCTGCTTGCATTCCGATGTTTGACATAGAATCAATAAGGTCTTTCATATCTTGCTCTGAACGCTCGATATCACCTTGCAGGTCTTTTGCTTCTTGAGCAAGTTTGTTAAGATCACCGATAACTGACAGCTCCACCTTCTCTTTGGAAAGCTCTGCTTTCTTTGAGGCCATCTCTGACCAGATCTTCTCTACCTGCTTCATTATCGTTGTGCGATTTTAGAAAGCACTCGGTCCAGGGTAGTAGACTTCGCTGCGTGAGCGAAGGCCTTCATACTTGTAGGCTGCTTTGCTTCCGGGTTAGCTTTGATTGGCTTTGCTGCAGGTTGTTTTGCAGACAATTCCTCTTTCGCCATCTCCTCTTCTTTTGGAGCCATCATTCCTTTGATCTCTTCGATCATTCCTTTGAGCTCGTCGATAGCTGCACCTAACTCCTCTTTGGTAGCGTAGGCCATTTCTTCTTCTGCAGCTTCTACTTCTTCAGCAGGCTCTTCGGCTGCTGGAGCTTCCTCTACTTCACCTTCACGTACTTCAGCGATAATTCCTTCTTCCGCTACGATCAACGTCATTCCGTTCTCTAGCTCGTAGTCGCCGATTGGTAAGGCTACACGCTCGTCTTCCGTTACAATGAATACTGCTTCTCCTGCTTCAAAGGATTCTGCTTCGATTACTGTTCCGTTCTCGAGACGCATTTGCTCGAGCTTCACTTCTTCCTGGGCTGACAAATCTACGTTAAGCAGATTTGCGATTTTGTTTAGAGTCTCTGTCGCTTTCATATATAAATAACTAATTATTTCTTGTTTGTTGCATTTTCGGAAACGCTTTTTAGCGTTTCTAGCTCTTTGCGAATCTCCTCTAGGAGTATTTCAGCTTGTTGTTCCTCATCGATGATCTCCTCGAGGTCTAGCTGTTTTCCCATATTCACCTTATCGGCAAAGTAGCCTTCTATGGAGAAGCCTTTCACCTTTCCGGTCTTCACGTACTTTTCCCATACGTCCTCATTGTAGACCTTCATCGATACCATCCAGGTGCCTTCCGGTACCTCCATACCGAAGGCTCGGCTTTTGTCTTGCTCTCCTTCGACGATCCAGCTTTCTACCACACTCAATCCTTGCAGATCGATTTGGTGTTCTAGCGTGCTCTTGTTTTGGTTTCCCTTGGTAAGGAACATCTCGCTTACTTTACGGATCGTGTCCTTGCTGAAGTAGATGTAGTATTCGTCTTCTCCGTTCTTACGGTAGATCGTCTTGTTTGGAATGAGTGCCGGTCCCATCAGGATGCGGCGCTCACTGTCTACCTCTGCTAGTTTGATCTCCTGGTCCTTGCTTAATTTCACGAAGTTCTCTTCGATTGCAGGGTACTCCACAATAGAGATGGCCTGCACTCCGGCCATCATTTCTTCCTCGTCTAGTATCAGTTCTACTATTTTCATAATGATGCTGTTTTTACTCTGTTTCTATCTAATTGCTGTTGTGTTGATACGTCGCTTCCTACCACATACGCCCTTACCGGACGGTCCTGGTTTAGGCTTTGTGCAATTTGGTTAATTCCACTGGTTCCTACAATATTAAATTGAGGAGTTCTTGATCCAACTGTTGCCGGTGCCGACGTTGTCGACGGCACGCTGCTCGCATTGAACTGCTGGTTTTGAATCTGCTTGAGCTTCGCTATACCAAATGCTGTTGCAAGCCCGGCCTGGATAGCCGGGTAGGCAGGGAAGGCTGCTGTGATCGGACTCTTCTGTGCTGTGGTGTATGCATTTTGTGCACCTTCGATTGTGCTGATCACGGTGTTGGCTGCTGATAGTGCTTTCTGTACGTTGAATGCTCTACGCTGCTGTGCTTCGCTTTCCCCAGCGAAGGCTTCCGATAGCGCCATTGCCGCTTCGAGGCCTTGCTTGGTAAGGTCGTAGCCCATCTGTATGGTTTGCTCACGCTCTTCACGCTTGGTTAGCTCTGTCTCCCTGTCGATACGCTTGCTCTCTGCTGCGTATTCTGTCTCGAGGAGTAGTTTCTCGTCTAGGAGTTCCTGGTAGCGTGCTGTGCCCTCCTTCGTTAGGGCCAGCTCGTCTTCGATGATGCTTACTCGTGATTCCTTTGTTGCCTTTGCGAGTTCCTTTTCCAGCTCAAGTCTTTTCAGGGTGTTTTCCTCTGCATCGATTGCTGCTTGCTTGCTAATCTCATTGGCTTCGATCTCCGCTTCTTTCTTTCCTCGTGCGATCTCGAGCAGTTCACGCTCAAGTGCTTCCTGGTTTGATAGTTGCTCTGATCTGAATCCTGCGATCTGTGCATCTACTGCAGCTACTTCGTTTCTTGCATCAATCAGTTCCCTTTGGAACTCTATGTTGTTCTCGTCAAGTTTAGCGTTCTGTTGTGCCTGGGCTAGTCGGATTTGTGCGTTTGCTCGCATTGCT